TCCAATCAAAAATAAGATTACGGATATCGGCTGGAGACGGGCGGCTAATTTTAATAGCATCTACTATGTACCTCTTGCTCGTTGATCGGTCAATGGCGTAGCAGATAGCTGCAGTATCGCCAATCATCGCGGGATCAAGACCGCAAATATAAGTGAATCCGTTTAAGTCTCTAGGATGGCCTGGGTGACCTGCAACTAAGTTGCCTGCCTTACGCATACCATCAATAGATCCTTTAACACATACCGGATCAAAGGCAGCGTTTTCAGAAACGTCCTGCTGTTGATATACCAGCGCCCACGTACTCGCGTCCATAGCCTGACGCTCATTGTAAAGGTTACGTCCTGACCAGCGAGGGTAGAGACCCTCATTGTTCTTATCAGATTCTAACTGTCCATCAAATGGAGCATCAGATGCGGGCCATAACGTAACCCACTTGTCGGGGTCTTCATCTGCTTCAAGCAGGGCCGGCATCGCTAGATACTTCCAAGGAACTTGGCCACCAGGGTAGCGGTCCTCAGAGCGTAGCTCACGGTATAGATCCACAGATGCCACACGAGTTCCAATAATAATCAGTTTACCCGTAGGGTTAAGACGGGATCGCACATCCTGGGTTAACCAGCGGATCTGCTTCTCAAACTCATTGGCGTTCTTTAAGGTGACCGCGTCGTCTACAATAATCATATCTGCACGCTTACCGTAGATCTGACCACCGATACCGACGGCTTCAATGTTTGGGTCCTTTTCAGATGACTCACGAAGTTCATCACCAAAGGTGACACGGGTTGCCTGCCACGAGGCAGACTTAGAGTTAAACCCTACGCCAGCAGCATACGCAGTCTGTAATTCTTGATACATTGGATGCGTCAGACGTTGCTTGATGGCGTAGAGAAAGTCGGCAGCTAACTGCTGCGTCTGGGATACAATCAATACTCTAAAGTTAGGATTCCTACATACCTGCCAAGTGACGTAGTCCACAGTGATTGTGATGGACTTGGCGTGGTTGGGCGGGATATTTATCAGGACGCGGTTTGCCGCAAGTCCTGGCTCAAATTTCATACTGGGGTGTAACCACTCAGGCTCTCGCCCTTCGATTACATCCACAATGTTCTGCTGGTGGGGGAAGGTACGGCTATGCAGGAAACGTTGCCGGAACTCTGCAAAGGTCAGGTCGTGTACATCGCCAGAGGCGAACTGCTTATCCTTTAACCCTAGGCGGGTACGATCCACCTTATCTGCAAAAATCTTGTCTGTGCGACGGTAATACTCATAAGTCTTAATGGACTTGCCAGCAGAGGCAGTTGCTGCCTCAACGGTCATACCTTCTGCTACAGCGCCGAGGATAACTCGTTTGGCGATGTCTGCTGAGTTATCAGCCATTGGACTCCTAGGACCGGCTGGGCCGGAAGTGATTTTATTATCGGGCTGAGCAATTTATCGGATCTAGTATTAGATAGACCCCACCCGACTAAAAAGCGCCGCTAGCTGTCGGGCTTAGCGCCCGAAGGAGCCACAGCGAACTGAGGGGTAAGTCAGTACTCGGCCTAGGGGCCTCGTGAGAGGCAACCGTACGGGTCGCAAAGGTCTTCCCCGCTTTGCTCCCCTACTGTATATAAGGCAGGAAATTTACGGCATTTCCCGTTTTAATAATGTGACGTTAATCACTTACGGTAAAAGTCCTGTTCAGAGCCTACTTCGGCCTTTCAATTTAGCAAATATTTTTTGTTGGGGTTTATATATGTATGCGCTGTAAAATTCTGCAACACGGGGTGCCTCTGCGCCTGCAGACTAGACCCCCCTACCCCTGCCTTGCCCTGCGCGGGGATGATAGCGGGGAGATATGGGGGAAAGTGGGGGCGTTGACTCTATATCGGGCGGGGCGTGACCCTTAACTATATGCCTATGATCTAGCAGCTAGCACCCTGCAGCTATGGCCTAGCCTTGCACCCTGCAGCTCTAACCCTATCGCCTAGCTCTAACACGGTAGACATCCCCGGCCTATATGTCTATGATGTTGCCTATCTAATCGTTACCTAATCGTTACCTAATAAGCTGCGCTATATGTTGCACCCTTGCCCCTATACGGTATAGTAAGGCATATGGATAGAAGAGCTATCTATAAACTACCGATAAGGATAAGACTATGAAGAGTAAAGAGATCCCTAGTATTAAGGCGCAGCTACGCGGTATCACCGATCAAGAGCTGCAGCGTGAAGAGCTAGTGAAAGAGTATTTTAACGGTGAAGAGCGCGTCACCGTGTACACAATTCTAAGGCGCGTAAGCTCTAGCGGGATGACCCGCCATATATCTCTAAAGATCGCGCAGGGTGGAGAGATCTATGACATAACCTACAATGCAGCTCTAGCACTAGGCGAGAAGCTGCACGATGTAAACGGGTTTAACACGATAAAGGTTAACGGGTGCGGTATGGATATGGGCTTCCACCTAGTCTATTCCCTCTCTAGTGTGCTCTTTCACGGGCAGGATCGCGCAGGGTATAAGATCGCGCAGCGGTGGATGTAATGAGACTTAATAGACGCGGGCGTATCGTGCGGGCGTTACTTATCGGGGCGGGCTTAGCTATCGCCCTATGGTTTATCTCTTCCCGCCTATGGTATACGGGCGAGGGCTATTGTGTAGGCTCTATGGTTAAGTGTATCGGCGGGCTATAGTGTAGTGGCGTACTATCTCGCACCCTTTACGGGGTGCGCGGTAGTCTGCAACTAGGCAGAATAGAGAGAGGGAAGAATATGCGAAAGTGTAAGAGCTGCGAAAGTGTAGAGCTAGTCTATAGCGGGGTGGATGCGTTTATTCTAGGCGTGCCTACGGAGACATATTGCTATCCTTGCGCTAATGAGATCAAGCGCGAGAGTGAGGGGGCGGTAATATGCTAGAGCGCTGCGATAGCTGCGAGAATATGGCACGCGTTACCGTATCGGGGCATATCGTCCCGCGCTATCTATGCGCTAGGCACGCGGCGGCTCTATGCGTGAGCGTAGGGGACGCGGCGGGCTTAGCTCACTTTACCGCGCTAATGGCGGGGGATAGGCAGGGGGTGAGCGCGTGAGCGAGAGACTAGAGCTACTTATCACGCGAGAGGGTAACGCTATCCTAGGCAATTTTTACCGCATCGTAGCCTATCGGGGTAGCTCACGCCTAGGAGAGAAGATCTACGCGGGCTATAACAAGCGCGAGAGCGTACGCCTAGCGCGTGAGCTTATTAGAGAGAGAGGGCGATTAGACTAGTGTTAAAAATAGACACGATAGGGCAAGAGTATTGCCTACCCTGCGCGGATAGTTTAGAGATAGAGGGCGTGATAGTAGAGCGTGAGGGTAATTGCATAGAGTGCGGTTAAGTAGTACGGTATAGTAAGGTAAGGCTATAGGTTATCTATCGCTCTCTCTTCACGGTAGGGAGAGAGGGCGGTAGAGGGCAAGTAGCCCTAAGTGAACGTGAAAGAGAGAGAATATATGAGCACTATGGAAGAGAATAAAGTAGGCGTTAATTACGTAGAGCTAGAGGGCGATAACCTATTGCAGCTATTAGAGGGCGTAAGTACGCACGCGGGCAAGGATAAGAGCCTACCTACGCTTAATGCGGTACACGTCGAGAGTGAGGGCGGTTTATTTAAGGCTAAGGCTACCGATAGATATCGCTTGATCGAGGGTAGTCTGCATAGCCTAGACGGGCGACTAGAGCCTAGCCTTATCTCACTAGAGGATATTAAGCGCACAATTACACTATGCAAGGCGCATAAGGCTAACCGCGTGCAGCTATCGCGTATCGGTGACACGATTACCGTAAGCTCACTAGGTGATGCGATTACCTTTACCCTATTAGGCGGTACCTATCCACCTACTGAAGAGCTATTAGCTAAGAGTGAGGGTGAGCCTACCGCAATAGATAGCGTAGCCTTTAACCCTGCGCTTATGGCAGATTATGCGAAAATAGCGGGCAAGGGTGCAGCTATTAAGGTTTACTTTACGGGCGCGGGTAAGCCTATGCGTGTAAGAATTACGGGTGACGCGATTATATGGCGTGCCTTGCTTATGCCTATGCGTTACGTAGACTAGAGATAGTGGCGTACTATCGTGCTCTACCTATACGGTAGAGTGCGGTAGTATCTTACTAAAATATAGTGAGATAGAGAGAGGATATAGCTATGCAATTAGAAGAGATAGATACCTTGCAAGATCTAAAGGTATGGGTAGAAGAGAATATGCAGGGAGCTAGCGTGCGGGAAGATATGCACGGCACTTTAATTATCCACACTAATTTAATATCCACTATGGGCGGATACCTACACGAAAGAGAGGGAGAGGGTGATGAATAAGGCTAAGAGTGGCGATACGGTAGTGTTTGATAAACCGATTGAATTCTTAAACGGCAAGGTACTTCAAGAGCTGCGCTTTATTAAACGCTCACAATTCTTAGATCCTATTACGGGGCAGGGCTATCATATTGTGGCGTGGCGTAACTATCCGCACACTATCAAGGGAGAGGGAGAGTAATGAGTACTTTATATCTATGCGGTAAGTGTTTAACACGGGACGGTAAAGAGAGAGCGGTATTGGATACCCCCGCTAACAATTATGTAGAGGTAAGTAATTGCCCTGATTGTAGAGAGGGTTTAGATACCGATACGATAAGCGAGGTAGAGGTGTTAAGCCTATTGCAGTCGCAGGATAGCTACTCTAATCAAGTAGAGAGGGAGGGCGCGTACGCTGCCACTACCCTAGATCTAATCAAGGGAATTATGGCCTTAGATCCTGAGAATGATGAAGAGTATAACGATCACGCCCTAGTGGATATGATCGAGACGGCTATTAAGTATCACCGTAATCATCAGGATAGGGAGGACTAGCGCGTGAACGATTACTATTATGCGGTTGATCCCGCCTTTGATGATAATTCTGAATGGATCTCTTGTGATACGTGCAAGAGAGAATATGACCGTAAAGAATATAATTCTGATACGTGCGTTGAGTGTGAGAATGAGCTAACTATCAAAGAGAGAGAGGCTAAGTAATGAATCTATGGGATGAATGGGAATTTAAGACTGGCGATATAGAGCACGATAAAGATGGCAATGAAGTAGTAAGAATGGAACTAATCCTTACTATTGCTGCAAGTCGAGGCGATGTAGTCAATGCGGTAACCGATTTTCTAGAGGGAGGGCTAAAGTAATGAATAAAGAATATCTAATCGCTAAGGCAGACCTATGCAAGGATCTAGCCATAGAGCAGCTCACCAATGGTGAGAATGAAGAGGGCGTTAAGAACCTTAAGCGTATGATACGTGCGCTAGAGGAGATTAACCTTATCAACTACCTAGAAGAGAGAAGAGGGTTATGAGTAAAGTAACGGGGTTTACTATCTTTAATAAGGTAACGGGGCAGAAGCTAGCAACGCTACCGCTATCTATCCCTATCGGATCTACAGTAGATGCGTACAAGAGAGAAGGTTACGATATATCTTGGGGTTGGGAGGAGAGCAATGACTAGCTTTCACCCCAAAGAATATGATCTCATCAACCTATATGAGGTGACCGATGAGCAAGGCATAGCCCTATGGGGCGGTAATAATGAGGGTGAAGCCATAATTTGGTGGCTCAAAGGCAACCAAGCTGGCCGGATTTTGGTTTCAGCCTGGGATAGCAATGAGGAGGATGCCTATATGATTGGTAGACCTATAGATATCACCGATATCGTGGCCAAAACCTATGAATATTATGGTTTAGACTGATGATCTTTACTATCGGAATTGCCATAGCCTTACTGGTAGGCTATGCACTTATAGTTATGGAGGATAAATTTAATGACGGATATCGCTAGAAGGATAGAGTCTGCTAAGCGTAGCGCGGTAGTCTATCGAAATTATAGGCGGGCAAGGGAGAGGGCTATGACACGCCTATCCAATGCTTACCCTGAAACATACAAGGAACTGCTCGAACAGGAGAAAATTGTAGATGAACAGATGGGTAAGAAATGGCTTGATATTGACGGTAATACTGGTCAGTCTATGGATCTTGATGCCAACACACCACTCACGGGTGGAGGAGAAGGCAACCAAGCCAGCTCCGGTCCAAACAAAAGCAACAATGGAGGAGAAGCGTGAAAACAAGCGAATCGCTAAGCAATATAGTCGCGCTCTCGGATATACGCACAAGCAAACATCGTGCCTTATCACCCTATGGACCCGTGAAAGCAGGTTTGACCACCTTGCAGACAACCCAAGATCAACAGCTTACGGAATTGCTCAACTCCTTAGAGAGAAAAATCGAAACCCTGAATTACAAATCCTTCACGGTATACGATACATTGGTCATCGCTATAGAGGCGATGCGTGTAGCGCTCTCAGACACTCTGATCGAAGAGGATGGTACTGATGTTTAGGTACTGGCTTATGTTCGGGATTAAGAGAGGGTGGATAAGCAAGCCCTATTGCTCCACGCACGATGGCAACTTTGAATATATGACTGAAGAAGAACTATATGAATGGAATGAAGGTGGCGATCCCTGCCACGTAGCAATATCCGTGCTACAATAATCTTGTTTCCTTCCAGCACAACCTAGCCCTCACCGTTAACCTCTTTCCGGTGGGGGTTAGTGCTTTATCCACCGTTACTGTAGAACCCTGGACCCTTAAAGGTGACAGCGGGTGATGACCAAGTACGGGACATAGACTGGTGGCAATCAGTACACATAGGGTTGATTATCTCAGCGTGGATAGACTGCTCGATCTCCCTGATATTGCCACACTCACACTTGAAAGCATAGATCATAGCTTTACTGCCTCTTCTATATCTAAGTAACCTACTAACTTGTAAACTTTATTCTTATTCTCAAACTCGGTAGTCACTGGCATCACTTGTGTATACCATTTAGGTTCTGGCAGATCCATAAGATCGAAAGAATAAATACCAAGTGGGGTGGAGTTGATGTAGTACGGGATCAGATCTCGCTCTGCTGCCTGAGTGATGAGCTTGCGATACTTGATCTCTTCGATAAGCAGGGTGGGATAGTGCGTCTGTCTGCACTTAAGTTCGATGTAGTGTGCAGCCTTCTCGCTGGTGCAGTCATAGGTATCGTATATCCCTGGACTCTTGACCAAGTCAGGGTAGAGACTGCCTTTGAGATAGTTAAATAACTCTTGTTCTATCACCGGAAGGGTGTCTCCCCGCCTAGTTCTTCCTGCAATCTGCGAAGGGATGCAGTACATCTACGATCAGCAGTAGACACAGCACACTCTAGGAACTTTGCGATCTGATGCAGGGTAGCGTTCTCATAGTGACGCATACGTAACACTGCCTGATCCTTCTCATCTAATTCAAGATAGGCTTTCTTAATATCTATCAGACTAGCCAGTAGATTGCCACCTTCTGCAGGCGATGATGAGCCTCGTGGTTGGCCATCTTTAATCATCTCTTGTGCCTGCTCTAGTACCTTTCCATCTATGATGGATGCAATAACAAAGGGTAGTAGCTGACCAAGCATTAAGGTTTCATAGTAAGCCTCATCCATCAACTGATAGCCAGACTTGTTAGCCTTCTCCTTACGTGCATAGCGTTCTGCTGCACGCCTCATCTGCCAAGCAATACGCTTTTCATTATGCTCTAACTGCTTAGCATCTTCAACACTCATCTGCTCAATGATGTAATCATTACGGGTGATAGCCCAGGCAATACACTCCTGAGTAATATCATCCCTTTCAACCCAATGCTTGTAGCGCCGGTGGATTGCATAAGCAACTGATGGCGCTAGCTCATAGACAATAGGGTGGAGTTTAATCACAGTCAGTAGCTTCAACCTCTGGCCATACATTATCTAAGACCATCATTGCAATAGCAGAATAGTTCAATAGATCTAAGAAGCTATCACGCAGTGACTCATTGCTAGGCTTAACGCCTGAGTCAAGCAAGTTATTGATGCGAGCTATCTTATCCCACATACGTACACGCAAACCATTAAGTGGTCCACCTGGTGAGTGAGCAATATTCTTTGGGCCGTAGTCGTGATGCTTACGGATAAGTAAGTTACCTGCTGCATCCATAATACGCCAAACATCTGTAACAAATTCAGGATCTACCTTGTCTGTATAGGGCGCAGTAGAACTGTCTCTGTCTCCGTATTGATCTCTAGGATCTGGAAGCCCATATGTTCCAAAGTCTGTACCATCTGTAGCCATTCGTCTCTACTCACCCTTTCGGTTCGCCCACTAGCAGGGTTCTGGTGGCATCTGCCCCATATGCTAAGTAGTAGTCATTGATATCCATACCAGGTGGTAGTGTAACAATAGTTGAGTTCAATATCTCGTTGGCGACACGCTTAGCGAAGTCAGCACCTGGGTTACTGCCATCCTCTTTGATGTCGTTATCGCCTACAACAAAGATAGTTTCATATCCTGTAAATAGCTTAGGAAAGTGTGGCTTCCAAGACTGCACGCCAGGGACACCCACTGCTGGTATACCCAGCATCCCGCTAGTAACTACCGCATCTAGTTCACCTTCGCAGATAACTATATGAGGTGATAGTGGTAGCACATCTGCCACGTTGTAGAGGTGTGCCTTCTGTCCAGTAGGTGATCCATACTTAGGTTTGCCATCATCTAGGCGCCTGAACTTAAAGCCTACGCAACTACCACCGGCTGTGATGTAAGGGATAGAGATCCATCCATCGTACATCTCGTGACCATTCAGTGGATCAGTGACTGTGCCTAACTGGAACTTAGCTGCTACAAGTTCAGAGATCCCACGTTCGTCTAGTGCGACTAGGGTTTCCGGACTTACCTCTTGAGCGTATCGCTGCGCCGCTTCCAGTAGCAATTTCGACTGCGCGTTTGAGGCCATCCCTAAACTCCAAGTTCTCTATGATGCAGACTATGTTCACTGCATTTCCACCCTTACCGCAGGTGTGGCAAAAGTATAAATTCTTATACGTATTAATTACCGCAGACCTACGTGTGTCACTATGCAAGCAACACTTTACTGATACATCTTGTCCCTCTCGTACTTCCCCACCAAAATAGGTAACGATTGGACCTATGGGGATTGAGTTTGCATCAGTGGAGCTGGAACTCCCTTTACCTTTACCCAACCTTGACCAGTCTTGTGCTGGCATACGCATCCTTCACACTTCTCGTGCCAATGTGTGGCACGCTTGAGATGGTTGAGTGAGTTCTCCTCACCGGCCTTAAGACAATTATCGCAAATCATACTTTCTTTGCTCTCTTCTTAGGTGCTGGTTTCTCAGCAACGTACTCTTCGATTGCTTCTTCAGCGTCAGCTTCTTTGATTGCTTCATCTAGTGGTACAACTTCTGGTACAAGTATCTCTGATGTGGTGATTTCACCTTGTGGTACTGGCATTGTTACTACTACCTTTCCCCATCTCTGGGATTGACTCATTGACTTACCGCGTTGTGCAGTACGCCGTCTACGACGAAGAGGCTTGATGGCAATAGCCATTACTTCTTCTCTCTTGCTGCTACTGCTTTGTATATTACATCTTCTTGTTCAGAATCTTTTGAATCAATTTGAATTGATTCGTATGCAATATGGTACTCGCCTGATTCATAATGTTTTTTGAATAAACTAACAAGACCTTTTTCATTAGTCCCAGTTATCCGCATACCACAATGACAAGTCATCCCATATTCAGGTGGTCTGTCAATCATTGCTTCTCCTTTAACCATTGTGCTAGGTCCTGGATGACCCAGGCTTGATCTATTGAAGCGTTGCGACGCTTAACTATCACATAAGACAGTGGCACTTCCCCGATACCACGAGCCTTAGCGTAGTTAAGCGCCTCAACTTGTGCTTCTCTCCAGAACTCAGGCAACGAAAGAGTTGCTCGGTTCTTGAGTTCAAGGATGTAAGTTTCTCCTGCGATAACAGTAACGATATCGCCCTCATCCTTTGCCCCAGCTTTAGTCAGACGTTCTGCAATGGCACCCATCTTACGTAGCCACTTCATTACATCTGTCTCAAACTGAGAACCCTTAGTCTTGTTGTACTGACTCATCTACCAGTACAACCTTGTTGATCTTATAGATGACATTACCTTCTTCATCCTTAACTAATTCGACAACACCAGATTGAAGTAGCGCACCAACAAAGTTGGTCAGATCTACCTTGATTGCATCAACGTCTGTACGCAGTGCCTCAATCTTAATATTATCTCTGTACTTATTTGACAAAGTTTCTTCCGTCATTTAATTCCCTATCTATTGTTGGACTATGTAGTCGCCTTGGTATCCATTTACTGCATCGTTTCTTAACATAACACCCCACGCATTTTTATCAGATATCTGACAAGCAGCGTAGTTTACAAACAGTGTTACGTAGTCCTTGCCATCTGCAGCGTGTGGTCCAAAGCGGTTCTTTACTGCAGCTACCTTCAACTCACCATTGGATGGGTCATAGCCCAGCGTTAGGATCAGCGCCGGTAGTTGACTTACCTTGCCGTGAATAGCACGTCTAGCAGGTGGATTAGATGGTGATCCATACTCGCTCTGCTCAGATACGTGGTGTAGCACAAGTACGCAGGCTTCAGTCTTACGTGCCATATCGTGCAATTCCATCATAATCGCACGTAAGCCAGCCCACTCATTGTCAGTCTCTGCTGCAACGTTCATTAAGTTGTCTATAACAATTAACTCTGGAGCGTGACCATAGAGTTCTACATATGCCCTGATCTCTAACTCGATATCATCTAGCGATGGTGATGAATCAAAGACCCATTTAATATGTTCTAGTTTCCCAAAGTGTTTATCGTAGTAGTGCTTATCCTTAGATAAGTTTAGTTCCACCGATACCTGCGAGTGACCAGAGGCAACAGATGCTGCTCTCATCATTACAGTTGTAGTGTCAGTATCTGCTGAGAAGAAGAGCGTTGATACATTTGCTTTCATCGCATAGACGAGTGCAAACATAGACTTACCAGCATTAGGTGCAGCAGCTACCATACAGACTTGTCCCCGCCGGAACTTAATCTGCTTTAGTGATAGCGCCTGCCACACGTCAGGAAGAGGTGTTGCTTTGGTAAGCACACCACTCCAAGCACGTGATAAGTCAAGCAACGCCTTCCCCCTTTAATACTATCCGTCGTTTACGTCTGATTAGCCTGCGTTCGCCTTCAGCGATTCCTCCCCAAATGCCGTGACTTTCATTCTGTATTCCCCACTCAGCACACTCTGCTTGATGTGGACACCTTCTACAAATTGATTTAGCCATAACCATCTCGGTACTATTAGAACTTCCAGATACCTTTTCAGGAAACCAGAAGTCGCCACCGACTGTAGCGCAAGCAGGATTCTCATAGAATCGAGGCTCGCGCACCGATCATCGAACCCAGATAGTTTCGCACTTATCTGTTGCACCCTTTGGTGCAGCACACATATATCCATTCCAAGGTCCACGAGCTGATGTGCCTGAACGTAGAGCCATCACACCGTGACGACAGGTTTGTGTTCCATCTGCTGCAGGAGCAGAAGCAACTGGTGTTGCGTTAAATGCTGCAGCTACTGATGCAACTGTTGGCGCTGGCGCTGGTGCTGATGCTGTACTAGCACCTAGTTCTACACCTGTTGACTTAATGTTCAGTGCGTTCATAGCGAGATCTGCTAGTCCTGCTTCCAATTCTGCAACTGTTGCAGCATAAAGATTGATGAGTGTTCCATCAGATAACTTGTAGTTAACCTGGAACTTTGTTCCTTCTGTAGCCATTTATTTTCCTCCACTAGGTTTGATGTTTAGCCTTGCAGTTTCTTGTCCAACACTTACTGGGACATAACCAATAAGTTCTTTAACTTTATCTTTGTCAACTGTCTCACGACCTTTAACCTTTGTCCAACTGATTTCAATACCACTGGCTGTGACACCAACAGTCCCCTCAAATGAACTTTTAATTGAATCTCTTTCTGTTTCAAGTTCTTTAATCTTTGCATCTAATTGTAGAAAGTGCAGTGCGTTCTTGTCAATTTGCTCATCCTCAATGACTACTTCACTCAGGACGATATGTTCTTTTTTTAAGCCAACACAACCCATCTGACCTGATGCGTCGTAGTACTGACAGTAGTGCTTACAGAAGGACTCATCCTTCTCAGGCTCTGGAGCTGACTCCATTGCCTTAACTTCAGTTAACCACTCTAAAGCCTCTAGTGCAACATCTTCATCGTAAGGTTCTGAGTGAACCTTGACATCCTTCTCAGCACCATCACGAGCGATAGCAACTAGGTTGACAGTGTTGACTGTGTGACCATTCTGCGCTAGCAGATAGCCATAGATCTGCACCTGCCAACGTTGTTGCTTAGACGGAAAGTATGAAAGGTTCTTGACCTTACTTGTCTTCCAGTCCACAACTGCGCCGGTGCTAGGTATAAATAGATCCACGTGTGCCTTCATATCACCGTGCGCTACTGCAGTTTCAACTAGATAGTCCTTGCCATCTGGATCTAAGTGACCGATAGCCTCTTCGATTGCAGCGTGGATAGCAGTACCCATAATTGCTGCTAACTTTGATTGGTTATCGTTAGTATCTGGTTGTCCGTTTAATCGGTACCAGACCTTACGACGACAACCACCAATCTCTGATGGACCTACCTGTGTCTGAGTACTGCGATCACGAGAGGCATCCTTAGCGTGGAGCACTGTCAATAGCAGTTCTTTTGGATCTGTAATCATTGCGGGTTCCTTACTATTTTTACTGCTTTTTGTAAGCCATCGTTATAGCCTTCTTCGTATTTGCCATATGCAACGGGAAGATATTGATCTTCAATGTCTTGTGCAATATGTTCACGCAGTTCTATCTCCATAATAAACGGAGCTGCTGATCTGCGACCAGAAAGTATTGCTTCCTCTAGTGCATACTTCAGTGTCTTTTCCATTATCGCTTATCTCTATACTGTAGAAACGCATCGAAGGCATAAGCACAGACGAAGCCAATCAGTAATCCAAATAAAAATCCGAGCATTGTTTATCCTTTCTCTTGAGTAACTAATTGAATCGGAGGACAGGTGTTCACGTCAAGTACCGACGCGATCTTTATTGCCCTTTCTGCTACAACCTTAGACATCAGCAAAGACTTATACGATCCAGGCTTGAGCGAGTAGAGATAGCCCAAGGCAAATGCCCCACCGCTACCGGCTGAGAAGAGTCCACGTTCACTGGAGTTAAAGGATAGATCTGATCCGATAGAAAATAACATCCCATCAAAGGCTAGAAGATAAGCGAAGTTGGCTTCCTTATCGGATGGCTCGTATCCATTATCCTTAAAGGCAGCGTAGATACTTGGCAGTATCTTCTTGCCCATCCATTCGACAGGATCGTAATTCTTATACGTTGGTGGTTTCCAATTAAAGGCAAGGATATCTCCAGGTCGTGAGTCGCCCGTAATACCTAACAGGTAGCTCCCAATGTGAACAATCTTCGGAGTCTGCGTGGATATGATGCGTTGATCGTTATCGGTGATCTGCGAATCAGCAGCCATCACTACGAAGTCAGGTCCTTGGATACCTACCAGAGTTGTCATTGGCAGATCATATCACGGCGTGTCGTAAGACACACTTCTACCAGGCTCTGTGTACAATATGAGCCGTAGGCGAATAACAGTACAGCGGCCCTAGACGGGCCGAGAAGTATGGAGGCCCGTACAATGCTTCTCCGTCTACTCTCCCTGCAGAAATTCATAGGCAGGAATAAGACCTACAATGGCCTTCCTAAGCCCTTTGGGAGCGATCTGAGAGGTTTAGGACCCGTCCACGCGTGTACCTGTGGCTGTACTGTCTTTAACATTATGGCAGCCTTTGAGGACTATGACATAGCTTGGTGGCATCTTGACGGAACCTGTGCCAACTGCGGAAATTTGCTCACAATTCCCTGTCCTGTGGATAACCCTGATGGACCACAAGCTAACGAATATTGATGAGTCTGCTAGGACTGGAGTATGCTCAGTCTGTGGTCACACCAAGATTAAACTCAGAGACAAGAATAATCCCCTCTCTAGTAGGTACCGATGCAAGGCAGTCTATAAACGTAACATCATCAAGAACCAATACCCATACGTAGTCCACAAGAAGGATGTCTGTGAGCACTGTGGTTTCGTCCCAGTCCACAGTAGCCAGCTTGACGTTGACCACATCAACGGGGATGGTAGGGACCACGACCCGTCTAACCTACAGACGCTCTGTGCTAACTGTCACCGCTTAAAAACACACTTGCATAACGATAGTGACTCTGGTATTTTTTAACACAGCGGGGAAGCATAGTACCCGCGAGTGCTGGATGAAACCTCTACAGTCTTCGCGGCCTGTAGGGGTTTTGTTCTTTTCAGGCACAAAAAAAGAACCCCCCACTCAGGATTTCTCCTGAGCAGGGGGTATTTGCCTCGCGCTTATGGGCTAATTACTTAGCGCCACGTCCAAACTCTTTTGCCTTTGGGTCTAGTGACTTCCAAATTGGTGCAATGAAAGCTGATGCAAAAGCGTAGGCTAATGTCTTTGGATCTGTAATACCGGCTGCGTATAGCGCTACCACTGCTGGTACTGCTGCACGAGCATAGGTTGTTGCAATAGCAATTAACTTAGTTGTGTCCATTTTATCTCCTTATGATTTGAATACTGGCTTACCAAAACCAACGACAGCCACAGCTTGTGACTTACGTAGCTTGGAGCCATTCTTCTTTTTGTAAGCGCGTACCTTTAGGCATACTTGCCCTCCGTTACGCTGGTCACCCTTCTTATCTGGGGCTGTGTTGCCTTCGATACAGGTGACTGTGCCATCGCCGTTATCTTTAACGACAATGCCAACGTGTGAGATTCTGTCAACGCCATCTGATGGGAAATCAAAGAATACGATATCTCCTGGTAGTGGGACTGCCTCTTCTGCCTTCTCCCACTGGTCCTTCTTGATGAAGGCGGTTGCTCCACCTGGTGTGTATACACAGTTAGGGATCTTTAGACCTACTTGATTAGCACACCAGTTTACAAATGAGCCACACCAAGGTTGGAAGTTAGCCTTAGTAAAGGCTCCATACTTTGTTTCATTATCTTTAGGACCTTCAATGGTTCCAATTTCTGCTCTTGCTGTTTCAATAAACTTTTTACGCTGGCTCATCATCTTCCTTCTTTGGTTTGTCTTTTAGTCCGTTGCCTGCAAGTACTGCTCCTAGGCTTCCTGTAAGAAATACAGTCAGCGTAGTAAGCAGTTCAATGAAGGCTCTGTCATTTGGTGCTTGTTCACCCAAAGGTTGTGTTACAAATATCAATGCCCACAGGATTCCAAAGACTGAGCCTAGAAATACCACACCTAGTATTGCTCCAATAAAAACAACAAGTCTTGCTTTGAGTTGCTCGTTAGTAAATCTTTGTCTAGCCATTGAAGGTACCCTCCGGAAGAATATCTTTTGTACAAGTTCCTGTTGGAATACACTGAGGCGGGTTACATTCTGAGTTATCCCAGTTCTGATATTCCTGACACGGGTATCTAACCCAACCTTGGTAACCGCAACCGCTAAGAGTTATTGCGAGAAAGAAGGATGCGATAAATTTCTTCAACTTGTCGCTCCAATCTGTTTACCGAATCTTTAACACTTGAACCACCGTTAGGCTTGAGTTCATTGAGGTAATGCTTAACCATCCAACGTACTGCTGCAGCAAAGCCACCAAATATAGTCATTACAGCAACTGTTAGAGTTGCATAGTCTGAGGCTTGCATTAGACCGTCCTTATTGTTACTAGAAGTGTGCCGCCAAAACCAGAGAACCGTTTATCCTCTGGGGTTTTGTTGATAAAATCCATCTCTTCGATGATACCTAGATATGACTCACCGGTTCTAAAGTCTTGAACGCGGATAGTGTCGCCAACATTTTCAATAGATTCAAGCTGAGACATACGCTCATATGCAGATCCTTCGTAGCCTACCTCGTTGCCAAACTTGTCGCTCTCGTGGTCATAGCAGAAAACTGGGTATTGGATCAGGCGCTGACGAGGAACTGCTGGCAGCGACTTAAGTTGGTATCCAGTAAATAGTGGACCCTTGGTAACGTCGGTAGCAGATCGAAAAAGAGTAAATCTAAATCCTAAATACTCTTGCGCTGTTGTTGGATAACTCACGTTAATCTCAGGTACGCTGGCCCCCTGTGAAAATGTACCAATACGATATTCAGTATCTACCGAGTCAATAGAATCAATGTTAATACCACCGTTAATGGTATTTATACGAGCTTGGAGTAACTTGTAGATCTTAGTCTCAAGTGTGTTGTAACGGATAAAGCCAGTACGCAAGTAACCACTTGCTACTAGGCTGGTTGTAGATTCAGCCCAGGTATTATTACCATTGGTAAATGCTGCTCGATCTGAGTTACCAAAGAAGGCAACCTGAGATGCGGTGGTAGTAGTACCAGTTGCTATGAGATCCCAAGCCCAAGGAAAGAACAGGCTATTTCCTATAACAGTAGTAGATAGATCAACACGAACTAACCCCGCTTCACCATCTACAAGGGTTGCAATGTAGGCATAACTATCTCTAAAAGCAATAGAGTTACAGGCAGCGTCTCTAAAAAGAAGTGGCCCGTACTGGATATCTCCAGTTGCGTCAGAAACTCCAACTCTAAAGCCTAGGTTAGTTGCAAGAATGGCATATGTGCCAAGGTAGACATCAAAGTCATTGATGCGTTCACCGCTTGGCATATCAATAATTACAGTAGGTGTTAGCAACTCTGGAAAGCCTAAAGAGTTAGTATTTGCTGTATCTAAGCCAACCTTAAATACTGAAGATGAAGTTCCGTTTGGATCATATCCTGAGATATAGATAGCCTGTGGTCCTTCAGAGATACTTGACCATACCCAAGATGAATTAGGATGGGTAAACAAAGCAGTAGGTAGCGTAGTTTTGATAAATTTACCAGTAGTTGCTGCAGTAGTTACAGTAGCACTACCAACAACATAAGAAAATGTAGTAGGAGAACCAACAGCAGTAACTGTTGCAGAGGTATTATATGCCGTAAAAGGTGCAGGTAAATCAATAACAGTTACGGTATCACCAACAATCAAACCGTGCGCTACGCTAGTAGTAAGAGTGACGGTACCAGTTACCACTGCAGCATTATTGATTGTAGAACTATAAGTCTTAGCAGCATTTAATTCATAGACAGCATTACCAATAGCAGTAATAAGGCGCTGCTTTACATAGCGGATAGTGGATCTAGTAGTAGATGCTGCTGCGTAGATGATTGAATCTGCAGGAGTTACACCTACTGAACCTTTATGAATAGTTGTGCCATTTACAAAGTAATAGTTAGAACCGTCAGTGGTAACACTTAAAATAGTTGAAGCAGTACCTGCTTGGGAAATAGTACTTGATACCGCAGCAGTAGTAATCTTCTTAAGGTCTGTGCCGTCTGTTACAAAGATACAGTCATTGGTGCCATCATTAACACCAATTAACTGTGCAGCAGCAGCACCAGGATAAAAGCTGGCTGTGTCATTAAGCAGGGTTGCCTGTCCTCTAGTAAAGACATCTAAACCTTTAGACTCTGTGTATTGAAAGCGTAGCGACTCTTCTTGCTGTGGTTCAAAGAACTTAATACCGGCGCCAAGATGGAAGGATGATTGAGATCTAACCCACCAACCAGTCAGAGTCTGTTCTCCAGCCTCACGCGTCTGGTCAATCTGTTGCTTACGATACTGCGCTGTTACGCGACGATACGGTTGATCATCGGATGCAGCAAGAAAGAACGGAAGAGCAGCAAAGGCTACATCGTATGCTGGCCCAGTTGGAGTGTAAGTAGTAGATCCTGCAGGGTTGGAGAGTACATAGGGGATTCCCTCAGTAATATCATCGCCATAAGGCATTATTCAACTCCTTAGATTCTTTTAGGTACAACAAAGACCCGCACGTCGGCGGGTAAAATATTACTGATTACTTAGAGAGCTTCTACTTCAACCCAAGAAGTTGTTTCTTCATTCCAAGTATAGATCTTGTCATCTGTAGGCATAGCCACTGGTGCTTGCCATAGATAAGTTTCTTCATCTAATGTCCAAGAAGCATACGGTTGTGGCGCAGAAAATCCTGTGCCATCCCAAGTGTAACCAATACCTGCGTAATTCTTATGCAATGGTGTACCGCCTTGTGAGTGTACCCCGCCGTGTGTGTTGTAAGAAGTCTGCACCCAAGTACCACCAAGGTTTGCTTCACACCATTCTTTGGTGTCAGCAACAATTACTCGTTCTACAACACCATTAATTACTTCTGCAAAATGTGCCATTTATTTATCCTTATCTTCGCCGTAAAGCGTTGCTGTATTTACTAACTTAACTTCGCGCTTTGTCATAATGCCACCTTTTTCATCAAGCTGAGACTTAGCACTTGCCTCGTCATCTGCAATGATGTGGATTAGCATTGTTACTTCGTATGAAAAGCATTGAGTTGATTTAGTTTCTTTAATTTTAGTTACATTATCTTTAGTCATCTGGTTTCTCCTTATACTGGGTAACGAACTATAACAATACCCGAACCACCTGCGAACTGTGCGTTAAATGCCTGTCCGCCGCCACCACCGCCGCCGCCAGTATTTGCACTTCCTGCAGTTCCAGCGGCAGTATCATTACTGCCATTTCCACCGCCACCAGCGCCACCGACATTTCCTGTTTGATCTGCTGAACGCCCATCTTTTCCACCACCACCACCACCAGCGTAAAATGTAGATGTTCCAGAAATTGCTACTGCAACACCCGCACCACCCACACCTTTATCTGTAAGTCCACCAGTTTTGCCAACTGCACCTGCACCACCGCCACCACCGCCCCAACCATAACTGTCATAAATTGCAGAAGTTCCACCGGCAAAGCCTTGGTTTGCTGTACCAGCCGCACCTGATTGTGTAAATGATGGGTCAATAGCATAGCCACCACCACCAGAGCCACCTGTGTTTGGCGCAAAACCATTCCAACTACCACTGCGCCCACCACCCGTAGAAGTAATTGTTGAAAATACTGAATCACTGCCATTAGCACCTGGAGCGGCGTTAGATGATGCACCTGCGCCACCAGCACCAACTGTTACGGTGTAATTAGTACCGCTTGTAAGAGATAGCGCAGTTTCAAGTGATCCACCGCCACCAGTTGCAGTAACAGTAGAACGCAAACCACCCGCACCACCACCACCTGCGGAGTTTTGTTGCCAACCACCACCACCACCACCAGCAACTACCAAGTAATCAGCAGTTATAGCCGCAGTTGGAGTAAATGTGCCTGAACTTGTAAATGTGTGAATTGCAAAACCACCACTAAAGGTAATAGTTCCACCGATTGCTTTTGCTTGTTGTGCAAGTGTTGCAAAAGTTCCTGAAGAATTGAATGTGTGAATTGTATGAGGACTTACAAAAGTTATAGTTCCACCTGTTGCCGCTTGTCCACCTGAATAGCGAGCAACAACAATACCTGAACCACCTGCACCCCCTGCTGTGTTGTTTACACCGCCCGCAGTCACACCACCACCACCACCGCCACCACCTGTGTTAGCAGAACCATTTACTCCAGCCGAAACTCCTGCAGAGCCATCTCCACCGCCGCCAGATCCGCCTGTTCCGTTAGTCTGCGTAGTATTACAACCACCGCCGCCACCACCTGCATAAGTAACAGATGATCCAGTAATTGAAGAAGCGAGTCCTGCGCCGCCGTTGCCTGCAACATTGTTTGCGGCATCAACACCAACAGCATTAGCACCACCACCACCTGCGCCTGCATTAAAATTAGAAGCGCCACCATTATTGCCTTGCCCTGATGTTGCAGAACCACCAGTACCCAAGCCCGCGCTGTTACCTGCTCCACCACCTGAACCGCCAGTACCACCGTTTATGGTTGCTCCACCACCGAAACCACCACCTTTTACAAGTGTTAAGGTTTGAAATTGTGAGTCCACGCCAACGGTTCCGGTTGCTGTATTTGGTGTAGTGGGAGCGCCAGCGCCACCTGCACCTACTGTAACTGTGTAAGAAGTGTTAAATGCAAGGCTTAATGCTGCACCTGCTATGTAACCTCCAGCACCACCACCACCACCTGAGCGTGTGCCACCGCCACCGCCACCTGCAACAACAAGGTAGTCAACATCAAGGCCACGAACATAATCTTGTGAAGCAAAAATTCCAAGAATAGGCATTAGGATATATCTCCAATCGCATACCAAGAATCGGTATCACGCTTTACCAAAGTTATAGCTGAGTATTGTGCTCTGCACTTAGGAGAGGCTGCAGTTGCACCAGTTGAAACCACAGTTGTAGTTCCTGGTGTTGCTGCTGAAACTGTTACCTGTCCAGCTCCGATTTGGATGAGGTTTAGTTGGGTCCCGATAGGAAACGCCGTTGTAGCGTTTGTTGGAATTGAATAAGCCTGTGTTGCTGCATTGCTTGCAGTAACTAACTTGTTATCAGCATCTGCCAATACAAAGGTATATGTAGTACCAGTCTGAGCATTAAACGCAAGTGCTGCGCTAGCGCTAGTGGTACCGCCTATTAGATTAACTGCCATTTAGTTACCCTCCGACCCGAACGCACTAAAGGATGATGTTCCAGTAGTTGAATAAATTGTAATAACATCTGTATTTGCTAAGGTAATACCGATAGTAATAGCAAGTAGTGATCCGCTAGGTACCTGTACTCCGTAGGCTATGTAATGTAAATTCGCTAAAGTTGCACCTGCTGGGCGCACTGCGATACGGATAGTATCGGCTGCACCACCAGTATTAGCCACATTTAGCGTAGATACAATCGTTGCATTTGTAGCTGTGTATAGCGTTGTATCAGTTGTAGCCGATGGCGCTGACTGCGCTAAGACTTTATATGTTGCCATTATGATAGGTCCCCAATCACGGTAAAGGTATTAGTTGCCGTACAGATTACAGTTGCTGCTGAGTGTTGTGCTCGTAGTATAGGAGCTGCAGATGTAGCACCTGTTGAAGTAATGGTTACGCCAGCACCTGCAGCAAAACTGGTAAGACCAACACCGATTGACTGAACATTTATTTGTTCACCTGCTGCAAATACTGATGGTGGAATGGTTATTACTACTGGGCTAGCGTTAGATGCGGTAACTAATTTGCCAGAGTCTGCAGCAACTAGAGTGTAGGTAGTTCCAGTTTGAGCATTAAGTGCAAGGTTTATCTTTGCAGTATTAATAACCGGAGCAGTCAAGGTCTTATTCGTTAAGATATCGGTAGTCGCCTTACCTACCAAGGTATCGTTACTTGTAGCAGGTAGGGTTAGCGTATTAGTACCAGCAATAGCAGTTGCCTGCACTGTGGTAGTTCCAGATGTAGATCCGCTAAATGCAAATGATGATACAGGTGAGGCATTGTTACGGAAGAAGATTAAATCAGATGATGTAAGTACGTGCTTAATGGTTGCACCAGCAGTATGTGCTACACCAGATACTCCAGGAGTTCCGGTCCCTGCCTGACCTCTGCTGATCGTTAGTGTGTCACCAGATACTCCAGTTACAAAGACAATCTCTTCGTTAACCGTATCTACATCAAGGGCAACGGTAAAGATATCCACGTTAGATGGCGCTAGTGTGATACCACCCATTAGGGCTGTAGCAGTACCAGTTGCCACCGTTATAGTAGTAGCAGTTGTATTGATGCTACTAGCCAGCGTTGTCTCAACGCTAATACTTGAATACTGTCTAGTCATTTATCTGCCTCACTTGGTATAATGGATTCTTATCGGGTACTTGTCTTGCAGTTTAAGTGCTTCTTCATTAAGTCTTTGGTTGTATAGAGCAAAAATGTAACGAGATGAAGCAACACCTGCTGTGCTTGGAATCTTGGTATCGTTAAGGTCAGCCTCTGCTGAACTAAGATTGATACGTCCAGCATCTACATATGATAGTAACTTGTATGATGCTCCAAGAATTACTACTTCAACTGCTGAGGCAGGTAGCCCTGTTACATCCGCAAAGTCATCTGTTGGGTTATCTAAAGTATTAGGAGTAGTTGTGTAGTAGACCTGTACTGTTCGTCCAGGCTGGATGTTCTCGTAAATGTTTACTGTGTTTGTTGTATTAAATGTTGCAATGTTTGCCATTGGATCTGCACGCCAGCGGTTAATAGGTAGCCATTCAAGGCTAGAACCTGTTGTCTGCCAAGACATATACAAGATTGATTCAACATCATCAGGTAGAGGATATGTGGTCTGGCTTGCATTAAAGGTAAAGGTAGTTGAGGCAACAGACCAGAGTTTAGGATAGAGGCTATTGATTACATCGTTGATAGCCTTCTTAATCATTATTCTTGGAAAGGTTGGAGTAAGAGTGATCTGTGCATACTGTGCGTGTGGTGAGGCGTTGGTGTTCTGATAGCCTCGACCAAATCCTGGAGCTGCATTAAGCGTGCTACTTGCTTGGCTAAAGTTATCAATCCAGATAAGTTCATCATCAATTTCGATGATACCTTTGGCTAAATTAGAACTTGAGCCAATTACCATAGCAGTATCGGTAGATGATATAGCATTATTGAGATAGGTTATTCTATCTTGGCGCAGGGTATAACCTGCTAGAGATGAGCGA